GGAGGACTCGCTGCCGGTGGGGCAGGTCAACTACGTGAGCGTGATGCCGGCCGGCGACATCACTCGCTTCGTCCTGCACTGCTCCAGCGAGACGTGGGACACGATCGCGGCCAGCAGCGCCTTCGCGAGCCCGAAGGACATCGAGGCGATGCTGTGGGCCTCCGCCAGGCTCGGCACGGGCGCCACTGGGACGTGGTGGGCCTACACACCCGACTGGCACGAGGCTCGCAAGGAGGCTTCGCCCGATCGCTCTGGCGAGCTCGAGAACGCCATGTCCTTCGCGCTCGGCGCGCTGTCTGGCGACCAGAGTGTCGCCTCTCGTTGGGCCATGAAGCGCAAGGTCAAGAAGGCGATCCGTGAAGCCGAGCAGATGCGCGCCGATCTTGAGCGCCTTGCAACAGAGCTCGACGCCGCCGTAGTGAAGGCAGCCAGTGAGTGATCCGAGCAAGATCATCTGGGCGCACGAGGTGCACGCCATCGGCGCGGCACTTGACTGGGCCGAACGGACCTGGCCGCACGACGCCGGCGAGTGGCCCGCCAGTGAGTTCTTCGCGGACGTTCATCCGCCCGATCGGCTGAAGGTCAAGTCGCACGACCAGTGGGTCTTCGAGCGCGATTACGACGAGCACGACGCATGACTGATGACCGCGAGTGGGACCCCATCGTGCAGGCCGACCTCGTCGGCGGCGCCTTCGACGGGACCAAGATCACCATCGCACTCGACGACGAGGGCCGGTGCCCCGCTGAGTTGCGCCTCGGGGAGTTGCTCTACAAGCTCCGTTCGCCGCGCATGTACGTGCACGCCACGCTGGCCAAGCAGTGAGTCGGCTTCGGTTGCTGGCCGTCGACGCCAGCCTGACGAGCACCGGGTTCGCCCTGGATGACGGTTCAACGGGCGTTGTCCGACCGAAGAAGAAGGGCGTCGAGCGTCTCGCCGAGCTCGAGCTCTGGTTCCTCGAGCGCATCGTCGACGCCGACGTGGTCTACCTCGAGGGGTACGCCTACGCCCGCGCCAACCAGTCCCACCAGATCGGGGAGCTCGGCGGCGTGCTGCGCCTCGCGGCCCACTACTCCGGCGTGAGGATGGTCGTCGTGCCGCCCTCGACGCTCAAGAAGTTCGGCGCCGGCAAGGGCAACGCGAGCAAGGAGCTGATGATCAGCTCGGCGACCAGCCGCTCGCAACGGACGTTCGACAACTCCGACGAGGCTGACGCCTGGCTGCTGTGGGCCCTGGCCATGAACCACCTCGGGCGATCCAACGCCCCTACCTTCCCCCAGTCCCACCTCTCGGCACTGGATGGCCTCTCGTGAGTGCAGTCCCACCGATCACCACCACCGGTAGTGGCGCCACCGTGTCGCAGGTCGCCGGAACCGACCTCGAGGTGATGAACCAGGCCGAGGCCGACTGGTTCGAGAGCGCGCGGGACACCTACCTCTCGAACACGCAGTTCACCGAGCACACCGACTACGCCGACCTCGACCGCGTGCTGGTGCTCGAGCTGATGATCTACCGCTGGACGCAGTGGATCGTCAGCGGCAAGGACTACGGCGGCCTCATCATCGACGACGACGCCGAGAAGTTGCGTCGCTCGATCAAGGAGTACTCCGCCGAGCTGACGCGGCTCAAGTCCTCGATGGGGCTCGACAAGGCGTCCCGAGACGCGACGCGCAACCTCGACTCGCCAGCGAAGTACCTCGCGGAGCTGAAGCAGCGGGCCAAGATGTTCGGCGTCCACCGTGAGACGCAGGTGATCAAGGCGCTCTCGCTGTTCAACGAGCTCGCCGCGATCATCGGGGCGTACGACCGCTCGGACCAGGAGGAACGCGAGAAGCTCGGGTTCGAGTCCGAGGCCGAGATCCTTGACTGGATTCGCACCAAGGCGATCCCCGAGTTCGAGGAGATCGACGAGAAGTTCCGCCTCAACAACCAGCGTTACTGGGTTAGGGAGCTGTGATGAAGTGGATCCTGAGGTGCGAGAGCTACACACGGGCCGAGCTCGCGGTGGCGTGGGGACGCCGCCGCGGGCTCGTTGCCACGCAGCGTGATGACGAGGTCATCGTCACCGGCTCCGGGCCGGCAGGTGTGGCGTCAGGGCCCTCCTTCATGCGCCAGATGGTCGACATCTACGGGGGCGAAGACCAGGGGTGGCGACGAGTCGAGGGGGCTGGCTGATGGTCGCGCTGACGGGGCTGGACGAGGAGGAGCTCTACCTCGCTGCGATCCTCGACGACCCGAGCGGCATCGACCTCGCCGAGTTCTGCATCGCCGAGGGGTCAATGGTGCTGACTCGACGTGGTCACGTGCCGATCGAGGACGTGACGGTCGGGGACGAGGTGCTGACGCACAGGGGGCGCTGGCGCGCGGTGCAGCATGTCACCGACATGGGCGTCAAGCCGGTGGTGGAGCTGCGTGGCGTCGGTCTCGCCTCGCTCGTGCTCACGCCGGACCACCAGCTCTGGTCGCGCGCTGCTCGGCAGGGCCTCAAGTCTGTCGAGGGACATCGTCTGGTGTTCCTCGAATCACCGGAGTGGACGCGCGTCGACGCGACGGAGTACGGCAGCCGAGGGCGCATCCGCAATGCCCGTTACGGGACGCCGAGCGAGGTTGTTGGCGATCAGGTGACGTGCTTGGAGGCTGAAGCGTGGTTGTACGGCCGCTGGATCGCGGATGGCAGCAAGTACCACCACCACCGCGCCGGATATTCCGTCTCCTGGGCTGTGCGAACGCGCGATCTGGACGAGTTCGAGCGTCGGATGAGCGACGCCGGGGTGGGGCCGTTCTGGGTCTCGGGAACACAGAGCGACGAGTGCGTCAGCGTGGGCATCAGCAGTAAGACCTGGTTCGATTGGCTTCCACAGGGGGGCGCCCAGAACAAGAGCCTGACGCCGACGTGGTTGAGCAGCAAGGAGAACCTGAGGGTCGCGTTGATGGACGGCTACCTGTCGGGGGACGGCTACTCCCCCGACGGTGGTGGTCGCTGGGAGGCAAGCACGGTCTCGGAGCGACTCGCCTGTGACCTGCGGGTGCTTGCTGCGACGATCGGGTGGAGCGTGTCCACCACTTTCGAGCGGGGTGGCCAGAGGGAGAAGTTCGAGACGACCGTCGAGGCTGCTGACATCTGGTATCTCACGATGGCGACCAGTGGGGGCCTGTCGACCTTCGAGGAGGGGGTGCAGTGGTCGCCACTCAAGGGGTATGAGGAAGTCGGGATGCGCCGGGTCTACGACATCGGCGTCGAGGAGGATCACTCGTTCGTCGCCAACGGTGTGCTCGTGCACAACTGCTGGGTGGACGAGGAGCGCGAGGACGGGATCTATCGCCTGTGGGACTACCAGTGGCCGTGGTTCTCGTGCGAGGACTCCATGCAGGCCGACTCCTGCGGACGAGCGGTGGGCAAGACCCAGCGCATCCAGATGCGCGCCTTCGCCTTCCCGTTCAACTACCCGGGTCGCGAGATGCTGCTGACGGCGCCGGAGCTGAACCACCTCCAGCCGATCACCGACAAGGTCGAGCAGCGGATCCTCTCGGTGCGTCTCGGGCGCGAGATGGTCTCCCGCAAGAAGGGGCAGGGGATCAAGCGTCAGCCCCACTGGACCGCTCGCTTCGCCAACGGCGCCGTGATCATCAGCCGCCTCCCGGGCCGTGACGGCAAGGGCGTGAAGGGTATGCACTCGCTCATCATCGAGCTGGACGAAGCGCAGGACTACCCCGTCGCCGGCTGGACCGAGATCATCGAGGCCCGCAACCGCTGGAGTGAGGGCTCGATGTTCCTCTGCCACGGCGTGGCCCGCGGTGTGCGCGACGAGTTCTACAAGATCAGCCGCCCGGACAGCCAGTGGACCGTGCACCAGCTCATGGGCATGAACCGCCCCTCGTGGTCCCCGGAGGAGCGCGAGGAGAAGATCCAGCAGTACGGCTCCAGCCGCCAGAACCCGGACTACAAGCGCAACATCTACGGCGAGCACGGCGACCTCACGAACGCCGTCTTCGTCCTCGCGCGCCTCATGGACTGCGTGGACCAGGACCAGGGGTCCGAGTACAACGTCGACGTCTACAAGCACATGCGGATCAACGCCGAGATGCTGGAGGACGCCGGCGACGAGGCTGCGAAGCTCGCGCTGGTCTCCCAGACCCTCGACGGGATCCCGGGAACGCACCGCGGCTGGGGGGCGGGCACCAAGGCGGCCTCCTACGGCGCCTACTTCGGCGGCATGGACGTCGGCTTGACGAACCACCCGAGCGAGATCCTCATCGCCGGCCAGCGCAAGGATGGCGGCATCGACCTGCTGCTCCGCGTGACGCTGGAGCGGATCGAGGAGGACCTACAGCGCGCCATCGTGCGCGAGCTCTTCGAGCGCTACGGGAAGCTCAAGAGGTTCTCGATCGACCGCGGCGGCATCGGCTTCCCGATCTACCAGTCCCTCGTCCGTGAGCACGGCGAGGAGAAGCTGTGGGGCTGGACCTTCGACGAGAAGGTCCCCGTCGACTTCGAGGACCGCGAGCTTGAGGGCAAGGAGACGCAGGCCGACCTGGTCATCGAGCGTCGCTTCGTCGAGCACGCAACGGACGTTTTGCGCAACGACTTCGTCGACCGCAAGCGCATCCGGATCCCGTTCGACCGCGAGCTCATCGGTGAGTTCCAGGGGCAGACCTACCGCATCGAGAAGACGTCCGGCGACCCGTACGGCAAGGGGCGCCGGTCCTACTCGCAGGGCGGCCTCCACACGCTGGACGCCGCGAAGCTGCTCGTCGCGGGCATCACACTGCCGCAGGTCTACGAGGCCCGCGACCGCGAGGAGAAGGTCACCAGCGTGATCGACCAGTTCGTGGGCGGCTACTGAGGACCCTTGTCGGACTGATGCTGACCTACGTCATTCAGGGCGTTGTCATCGGTGTGGCCGTCACGATCTTCATGGTTGTCACGGGGCTGATCTAGGCTCGTTGCGGCTGAGGCGGGACTGATCTGGGCTAACGGGAGTTGAGCATGGCATCCTCTGATGGCAAGACCTACACGGTGGAAGGAACGAAGGAGGGTGGCTTCCTCGGAGATCTCGTCCCGGACGTCGTGGCTGGACTCTCGGCCAGGGCGATCGGCACCAGGGCGGAGGTCGAGGACGAGATCGACTACATCTCCCGGGCGCTACGGGTTCTGTGGCAGATGGAGCCCGACGAGTCGATGCGGATGTGCGCAGGGCTCAGCGCCAGGCTCACCGAGCTCTACATCCACCTCCACCGGGCCGAGACCAAGGACCGTTCGTACCGGCAGATCCGCACCCAGCAGGTCGTGCCGCTGCTCAACGAGATCGACAGACAGCACAAGCTCGCCAGCCGGATCGTCGAGATCCGCCGGCAGGACATCAGCCTCGAGAGGTGAACCAGATGCGTGAGGGCGGAAGGATCGTTGACGTGCCGGGCTCCAGCCTGGATCTGATCAACGTCAGTGGACTGGACGAGAACACCATCGCTGGCGACCGCGAGCTGATGCGCGTCGCGCGTGAGCTCTCGTCGTGGGTCGACCGGACGCGCAGCCGCCCGAGCACGTCGATGTTCGACCGCACCACCTTCACCCCCAGCGACAACCCGTACGACCAGATGCGCTCGGCGCGGGCCGCCTTGCACGACGACATCGTGGGCGGCGTCGCCGAGATCACTGAGGCGTTCGCGTTCCAGGGCCTTCGGTGGCAGAGCGAGGACCACGACCAGAGCGACCTGTTCAACCAGATCAACCGGGACCTGAACCTCGACGAGGTCGTGCGCAAGATGTGGCGCGACGTCTACGCCTACTCGCAGTACTACGCGGGCTCCATGTGGGGCTGGCGCGACTACCGCGTGCGCGGCGTGACCTCGAGCGGCGCCCCGCGGCGCAAGACCTACCGCGTCTGGTGCCCCATCGAGATCCGCACGCTGGACCCGACCAAGATCATCCCGCTGTCGCCCAACCCGTTCGGGCCCGACCTGCTGGGCTGGATGGCTGACGAGAGCGAGTGGACGCGCTGGGACGCCGTCAAGGACGGGACCTACGACGACCCGCTGATGACGCAGTTCTTCACCGAGAAGTACGTGCCGTCGATGGCGGACCGCGCCTCGTTCGCGACGATGGGCGTGAACCCGGACCGGATCTTCGTGCTCAACCCCAGTTCGGTGTGGCGGTTCACGCTCACCCGCCCGGACTACGAGCGCTTCCCCGACCTGCGCATGAGGTCGATCTTCAAGCTGCTCGACCTCAAGCAGCAGCTCATCGACGCCGACCGGGCGATGCTCGTGGGCGCCGCCAACTACATCCTGCTCCTGCGCAAGGGCACCGATGCCCAGCCGGGCAAGCAGGACGAGGTCGACGCGCTGCGCCGCAACTACAACTTCCTGGCGCGGCTCCCGGTCATCATCAGCGACCACCGACTCAGCGTCGACATCATCGCGCCGAAGACGGACTTCGTGCTCCGGGGCGATCGCTACGACACCATCGACACGCGCCTCCTCGCACGGCAGCTCGGCACGCTGACGTTCTCCAGCAAGGGGCAGCGCAACGAGACGAACCAGACGCTCTCGCACTCGCTCGGTCGCGGCCTCCAGAACAAGCGCCACATGATGGCCCGCGAGCTCGAGCGCGTGATGCGTGACGTGCGCGAGCACCCGCGCAACGAGGGTCTGCGCCTCAACGAGGAGCAGCGCCTCGCGTTCACGCCGAACCAGATCGCGCTCGACACTGACCAGCCGACGATTCAGGCGCTCCTCGCGCTGCGGTCGGCCAAGGAGATCTCCCGCGAGTCCATCCTCGAGCAGTTCGGGCTCAGCCAGTCCGTGGAGGCCGCGCGCCGCCGGCTCGAGGAGGAGATCTACGACGACACCTTCCAGACGATCGTTCCGCACGGTTCCGCGCCAGCGGTGAGCGGCGGGCAGGGCGGCAGGCCCGTCGGGGGTGGCGACAGCCCCGACAACGGCGAGCCGAAGCAGCAGACCGAGAACGGCAACCCCTCCACCTAGGAGCCTCACCATGCCAGTCCCTCCCCAGGCAGTCCGCTCCGCGGCGGCCCGTGGCCTCAAGCTCCGCAGCGAGTACGGCCGCGGCGGAACGTCCGTTGGCATCGGCCGTGCGCGCGACTTGTCGAACGGTCGCGACATCTCCATCTCGACGATCAACCGGATGGTCTCGTTCTTCGCCCGCCACGGCGCCCAGCACAAGGACGGGTGGAAGACGCAGGACAACGGCGAGCCGTCGAACGGCTGGATCGCATGGCTGCTGTGGGGCGGCGACGCCGGCAAGAGCTGGGCCTCGAGCCAGCAGTCCAAGGCGAAGCGCGAGTCGTCCAGCTTCAGCGTGACGGAGTTCCTGCGCGAGCAGGGGTTCGTGACGCCCAGCGTCGAGTCGAAGCTGTCGCCGGGCCTGCCTGATCAGCGCGAACGGGCGTTCCTCTCCCAGGTCGACGACCGGGTCGTGCTCACCGCGCCGTTCCGGACGATCGCCTCCGTCAAGAGCGAGCGGCTGCTGAACCTGCTTGGTCGCCTCGTCGGGGCGGAGGAGCCGAACCGCAACAACGCCTTCTGGACCGCCGGCGACCTCGAGCTCGGGATGCCCAGCGTCTCGCTCGGCCCGCTGAACTGGCTGCACGACGAGCGCAAGGTCGTGGGCGTGATCAGCGACTCGCGCCTGGTCCCGGGTCGCGAGGGCCGTGGTTCGGGCCATCGGGAGCTCTCCGCCGACGGAGGCACGCACCTCCCGCACATCGAGGCTGACTCGCAGGTCTGGCGCTGGATGAACCGTGGCGAGGTGGCAGCCATCGAGCTCGCCGCCGACGCGGGCAAGCTCTGGTACTCGATGGAGTGCGTCAGCGAGCGCGTCCGCTGCATGGAGCAGGACTGCGACCGGGTCGTCTCCTACATGGAGTTCATCCAGAAGGCCGACGCGGTGTGCGACCATATGGGCGACCGCAGTGGCGTTCGGCGCATGGAGGACCCGACCTTCCTCGGCGCCGCGGTGGTCCTGCCGCCGGTCAGGCCGGGGTGGGCCGACGCCAACCTCGACATCATGCGCGAGGCCGCCTCGTCGCTCTCCGAGAGCTTCCTCGCAGCGGGGAGTCCGGAGGCCGTCAAGGACTCGTGGCCGGAGATGATGGCGCAGGTCGTCGCGTTCGCTCGCGCGTAACCCAGTTCATCGCGTTCGCTCGCGCGTAACCCCAGTTCATTCGGTTAGCCTCGTCCCAACGTGGGTTGACGCCCCCACCCGGAGGAGACTTCCGTGAGCGACACCGACAAGACCTACAGCCAGTCCGAGCACCAGGCGATCCTGACCGCTGCGGTCGAGCGGGCGGTCGAGGAGTCGAACGCCGAGCGCGACGCGCTGGTGGTCGAGCTCGAGAACACCATCGAGGTGCTCGAGGCCGAGAAGGCCGCGGCGACCGAGAAGGCCGCCGTCGCCGAACGCGAGTTCGCCGAGCACAAGCAGGCCGAGGCCGAGGCCGCCGCCGCCATCGAGCGCACCGAGGCCCGCGAGGCCCAGGTCCGCGAGGTTGCCGGCGACCTCCCCGACTCCTTCTTCACCGACGCGCGCAAGCTGCGTTGGGCGGAGATGGCGGACGCCCCCTTCAACGACCTCGTCGGCGACTACGCCGACGCGGCGATCGCACGCCTCTCCCCGGAGAAGGCCGCCGCGCTGGCGGACCTCGAGGGCGACGAGCGGCGCGCGGCGCTGATCACGATCCACGTCGACGCGAAGGCCGAGAAGGCCGCCGCGGAGGCACAGGAGCCCAAGGGCGAGCGGGAGACCGCAGCGTTCTCGGGTGGCAAGAGCCCCTCGGACACCCCGAAGGGCAGCAAGTCCGGTCGCTTCCTCCAGGTTGCCGGCCACCTCCCCACCAACCGCTGAGAAGCAGAAGGAGGCACTGTCATGGCATCCGATTACGGACGCAACTTCGGCTTCCGGCGCTCGGACGAGTCGCTGCGAGTCTCTGAGGGTCGCTACAAGACCCCGACTGGCACGCCACTCGTGATGGGAACGGCCGTCAAGGTCGACACCACGAACGCTGGCCGCCTGGAGGTCGCAGACGCGGCCGACACCCTCGAGACCGGGTTCACCGGCCTCCTCATGTCCGAGGAGTTCGACTACTCGCTCTACGAGGCGGTCTTCACCGACTCGTACCTGCTGGGCGTCGCCAAGCCCGACCGCCGGGCGGTCATCACCAGCGGCAACGGCGTCAAGATCTGGCTCAAGAACACCGCCGCGGAGACGCGGGCGGACGGCCGCTCGATCGACGCCGTCACGATGGTGGACTTCGACGATGACGCCGCCGGCGCCGGCACCACGATCGGGCGGGGCGGCCTGCTCGGCTGGTCCGGTACCGCGTGGGTGAAGACGGCGGCCACCGTGGTCACCGCAGACGGGGCGTGGATGCGCGTCCTTGAGACCAACGGCACCGACTACGTCGAGGCCGTCCTGCTCGGCTGAGCAGTCGACCCCCTGAAGGGAGGGTGACCACATGAGCAAGATCAAGACGATGCAGAGCACGATGCCAGACCCGTGGGGGCGCGATCACGGTGACGTGGACGCGTACCGACAGGCGGCCGAAGCGCTGGACGCCGAGGCGCGTGAGCGCTGGGACGACCCGGCGTGGCACCGCGAGGTGGCGGCCGACATCGAGTCGAGCCTCGCCTACGGGTTCACGTTCGACAACCTGTTCGGCTCCTACTTCCAGGTGGAGACCGTCGGCGAGTTCGACCGGGTCCACGTGCGTGAGGTCCGCGGCCTCAAGGTGTTCTACACCTCCCGGGGTGGGTACATCGACGAGAGCACCCTGCGCGACGAGGCATGGGAGCTCCCGCGTGACACGCTGGGCTTCCACGTCAGCGAGTTCTCCGACAAGCTGCGGGCGGGCTTCGCCCACCGCATGGAGGAGGTCATCTCGCTCGGTCGGGCGCGGATGGAGGCGGAGGTCAACCGCCGCATCTTCTCGCTGCTCCAGGAGGCGATTCCCAACGGCTCGCCCTTCTACTCCGAGGCGGCCGGCTTCACGTCGACCACCCTCAACGCGGCGCTGCGCGACGTGCGCGACGCCATCCGCCCGAACGGCGTCGGCCCCGTGCCGGTGACGATCATCGGTCGGTCCACGATGGTCGACCAGATCTCCGACTTCACGGGGTACGCCGACGAGGCGCTCGAGGAGGTTCGCTCGCGCGGCCGTCTCGGCACCTACCGCGGCGCGAACATCGTGCAGGTCATCAACTACACCGACGAGGACGGCGCCTCCTACATCCCGGCCAACGAGCTGTGGGTCTTCGGCGGCACCGTCGGCAAGTTCGCGATGTACGGCACCCCCCAGGTGAAGTCCTGGGAGGAGAACACCGTCGACTACATGCACTACCGCGCTCGCCAGGACATCGGTGGCCTCGTCCACCACCCGGAGCAGGCCCGTCGGATCATCGACACCTCGATCACCCCGTGATCTGAGTCACCCTGTTCGCGATCCGGTCCCGTACCTTCTGGTGCGGGACCGGATCCATTCAGGAGCGCAGCATGACGACACCAACCACGAGCGACACTCGCAAGTACTACCCGGGGGACGTCGAGAACCCCAAGGACGCCCACGAGGTGTGGGAGATCACCATCCCGGGCCGCGTGTGGGCGCACCGCTTCGACCGTCGGGCGAACACCTACGTGCCCGTCGCGGTCGGCAGCAACGGGCCGAAGCGCCTGCGGATCACGGCGGACGACAGCCACTACACGCAGGAGCAGATCCCCGAGGAGAACCGCCACCTCGACCCCTTCAACAACGGCGTGTTCGTGCAGGTCAAGAACGAGAAGCGGCTCGACGAGGGCATCGACGACAAGGTCGGTTCGGTACTCGAGGTCGATGACGCCTCGGACTTCCGTCTCGCCCTCGAGTCGATCACCCACGAGCTGCTCTTCCGGCAGATCCGTGACGTGGTGGAGGACCGTGGGTCCGGCTGGCAGCGCGAGGTCTACTTCGAGGTCTTCGACCAGAAGTGGCGCTCCGGAGGAACCCAGCGCACCGTGCAGGAGCTCATGGACGCCGGTGACATGCAGGCGGGGGAGCGCATCTCGTGAGCTCGCCGACGCACAAGTGCCCCGAGTGCGGCAAGGAGTTCGATCGCCAGCACTGTTCGGCGGCGCTGTGCCGTTGGCTCGTCTGCACCTGCGGTCGGATGTGGGACTCCAGTGACCCCTCGGCGAACGTCAAGATGAAGCGCTGACGATGCCGGCGGATCGCGGTGGAGTCGGCCAGACTGAAGCATCCACCAACGGAGGTTGGCCGTGTCCGAGCTGTTCGATCTCATCGACCCGCTCAAGCGCGCGGTCAGCCCCCCGGGTCGCTTCGACGAGCTCTACGCCGACGCCACCGACACCGACATGGAGGGCTACCTCGCGGACGCCTTCGCCGAGTCGAAGCTCTACGGCTTCTTCTCCAAGCTCAGCCTCGACGTGGACGCCGGCGTGGTCACGCCCGACTGGTCCACCGAGGGCAGTGCGGTCATCGTGCTGTTCGGCGCCAACCGCGTGCTCGAGAACGTCCTGGGCAACACGCCAACGCACGTTCGCTATGAGGCTCCGGGCGTGCTCTCCGAGACGGACTTCGGCTCCCAGGTGCTCTCCGAGCGGCTGAAGGACCTGCGGGCCCGCAAGCAGTTCCTCCTCGAGCGACTCGAGCGGGCGGAGTACGCGACCGACGCCGTCGTGGTCGACGCCTACGCGGTGCGCGCCACGGTCGACTACGGCCACCCGTTCGCCCCGACGCTCAACGAGATCCTTCAGCTCGGCAACGTCTGATGGCCGGGACGATCCCGGGATTCGACCCGGAAGCCTTCAGGGCCAACATCCGATTCGCCATGCGCATCGGCGCGTCTCCGGACATCCAGAGGCGCCCGGTCTTCCACTTCCCATCGAGCATCTCGTCCGCGTCCGTCCTCGACGAGAGCAGCACGCCGTTCGACCCCGCTGCGGCCACCGTGGCGACGACGCCGGACCCCGTGAGGCTCCCGTACCCCGACTTCTCGCGGGCCTGCGCGATCGAGTTCACCGACAACGCGGGTCAGGCGGCGCAGGCGTTCGGCATCGTCCAGCCGACGAGGTTGGTCGTCACCGTTCTCGACGAGGACCACGCCCTGATCGAGGGGTGCAGCCACGTCATCATCGACGGCGACCGCTACGACTTCCGCCTCACCGAGCCCCCCGTGGGCCTCGGCGAGGTCGGCATCTACCGGCTCCACTTCGCGGCAAGGAGCGAGACGTGAGGTTCCGCATCCGGCACGTCCAACAGACGTTCGCCGATCTCGTCGAGGCCAGGCTGATCGCGCTGGACTGGATGAACGATCCGGCGCCGCTCGGCACAACGCCCGTTGACGTGCGCGAACTCGAGCCTGATGGCGTCTCCCCGATCTCCGGCAACGTGGTGGCCTTCACGGTCCCCGAGGAGTACAGCGAGGAGGAGTTCGAGCTCGGCGGCCTTGTGACCGTGGAGATGCCCCTCTACATCGACGTCTACGGCGCGAAGCCGGCCGTCGCGGTGTCCCTGGCGAGCGACATCAAGGACTACCTCTCCGGGCGCGTGGTGGACGTTCTGGACCACACGCAGGATCCACCGGTGGTGTCCGGCGTGCAGGCGGAGGTGGCGACCTGCGCGCTGTACCGCCCCGAGCAGTCGTACGGTGCCACGGACTTCAAGAGGAACTGGCGCGAGGTGCGAACGATGCTGAACGTGATCTACCTGCCCGAGGCGAGCTGATGGCGGACGACCTGGCTCGGCAGCTCCTCGGTTCCCAGCGACGCAGGTTGGTGGCCAGGCTCCTGGGTTCCGTGGAACGGGAGTTCGACGTCACGCCGGCGCCGCCGGAGCTCCGGACCGAGGTCATGGACGCCGTGGGCGTCTACCACGACTTCGTGCTCGACCTCGTGGGGGCCCGCGACGACGGGGTCCTGCGCAACGAGCACGCGATGCGGATGCTCGCGGAGATCCACGCCGAAGTTGCAAGGGCAGACTGATGGTCGGACGCCCGCCCTTCCAGCCGAACCCCGCGCGCTCTCCCTTCACCCCGCGACAGGGGCCGGGGCCGCGGCCGATCATCACGTTCGAGCTGCTCAATCCGGCCGAGCTCCGGCGCATCCAGAGCTTCCTCAAGGACGCACAGAGCCGCTACTCGTCCAAGGCGCTGCTGAAGGCCGCGGAGTACTACCGGCAGGTGTTCTTCCCGCGGGTGAGGGTCGTCCACTCCCAGCTGCTCAAGACCGAGATCGAGCGGGGCACCGGGCGTGCGGGCCGTCGCATCGACATCACTGGCGACAGCCAGGGGCTCCTCGCGAACGCACTGAGGACGACCGAGTCGGCCTGGAAGACCAGTCCGGGCTACACGGGGTTCAGCTTCAACCGCGAGGAGCTGCGCAAGTCGGACCCGAGGGTGAAGCTCTACTACGCGATCCAGGACGTGGGTTCTCGTCAGTTCCTCGGCGACAAGCTGACTCTCGGCGGCCGGCTCGGAACGCCGGACGGTGCGGCGAGGAGCGCGGCCGGCTATCGCATACCGAGCTTCCAGTACATCCGCTCGTCAGCGCGGGGCTACGCCGTTGTCCGCAACCCGATCAAGGGCTACGACTACTCGCAGGGCATGGCGAAGAAGGCCGTCGAGCAGGTCATCAAGGAGCAGAGCCGCGCACCGAGGGGGATCGCCGGCGGGACCGGGACCACCAGCCCGGGCGGCACCCGGTTCCTCGCCCAGCACGCGGAGACGCTGAAGGAGTACATGGGGCTGAAGGTCACCGACCGGAGGTGACCCGCTGCACGTCCTGCAACCTCCGTTGGCAGCCAAGGGCTAGCCTGCTGGCAGGACGCCCCCGCCCGTGGCGACGAAGGAGATCCAGATGAGCATCAAGGCTGGCGAGCTGATCCATGTCGGTGGTGGCGGCGTCCTGGTGGACCGCATCCAGACCGGTGGTCCGGGTCAGGTCAACATCAACACCGAGAAGATCTACGAGCTCGGCAACCGGGAGTCGACCGGCATCGTCCGCGACACCCCCGACCTCACGTTCTCGCTGGAGTCGTTCGACGTCTCCACCGAGATCGAGGCCATGCTGCTGAACGGCGACTTCGGCACCGACGCGGCGGGTACCGAGTACGACATCTCGCAGGCCCTCCCGCTGAACGTGCTGAGCCAGTTCCGCGCGGCCAAGACCGCGTTGGCGCCGGACAACGTCGTCGGGTCCGTGGTCATCCCGTACCTGACGCTCGAGTCGCTGTCCTACCGCTTCGGCATCCGGGACAACGCCGGCATCAACGCCTCCCTGCGTGGCGACGGCCTCTACTACGCCGAGGCGTCCGCGTTCTCCGACGAGGCTGTCGGTACTGCAACCCCGAACCAGACGGTCGCGTTCACCAACACGCCGATCGAGTACAACGGCGACTCGGTGGCCGGGACGCGCTACGCGCTCGCGGTGACCATCGTGGAGACCGGCGAGCGGCTCACGCCGGGGGTCGACTACACCGAGACCGTGACCGAGATCACGGTTCTCGAGGCCGTGCCGGTCACCTCGACCATCCGCATTGCCTACCAGTCCGCCGTGATCGCGACCTACCCGCAGGCGGTCCACCCGGTCGCCTCCGCGACGCGGCCCGCCGCGGTTCGTGGCCGTGACATCGAGGTCCGCATCGGCGGCCTGACGATCAACGACCGTTGGTCGAGCGTCCAGTCGGTGAACGTCGACTGGCGAGTGCAGCTCGACCCGGACGAGGAGCTCGGCAACGCCAACATCGTCGCCCAGGACTTCGACGTCGCCGAGGTCACCGGCTCCGTGCAGGTCAAGCCGCGCGACTTCGCCGAGCTGATCGCGCGGGTCAAGCAGACCGCCGGCGTCGTCGGCAACGAGTCGGTCGGTCCGCTCACCGCGACCCCGCTCGAGATCGAGATCATCATCCACAGCCCGGCCGACGGCGCCGCGCTCAAGACCCTCTACATCCCCGACGCCGAGCTCTCGCTGCCCGGCTACTCGGGGCAGGTGCAGCAGAAGCTCACCGTGGACTTCCAGTTCGAGTCCCGCGGCGGCACGCTGCTCGTCTACAACGGCGCCAAGCCCTGACCGATCGACACGCAAGGGCCCTCGCTTCGGCGGGGGCTCTTCGCGTAGGGAGCCATGACGTCAGGGTTGGTGAGTCCTGCAACCCCCGTCGCGAAGACCGCGTACGTTCCTTCGTGGAACGGAAGTTGGAACTGGAGAAGGAGGCGTCTTGTCACGCTCGAAGTACAAGAAGGTGGCCGACCTCTACACGGTCGGTCAGGTGATCGAGGTTGACGACGGGATCCCGATGTGGGTCCAGGTCCTCAACGACTTCGAGATCGACGAGTCGCGCCGCTGCGCTCAGGCGGCGCGTTCGCGTGTGATCATGGCGCTCAAGGGTCCCGAGGCCAAGGAGGCCGAGACCGTCCGCGCGCAGTTCTACAACGAGGGTCGCAACGCTGCCATCGAGGCCTTGGTCCAGTCGAAGATCTCGAAGCGCTACACCGACCTCACCCGCGAAGACCTCGATTCCGAGGAGTGGAGCGAGAAGCTCGAGATCATCGCCCGCACTCGCGAGGTCGACCTCAAGGCCAGGGCCTCGGACGACCCCGAGCTGGTGCTGCTCGCCGACATCACGCTGGAGTACGCGCGCCACGTCAGCGAGGAGATCGACAAGGAGAAGGACTGGCAGCTCCAGAAGTTCAACGCCATGACCGACGACGAGGTCCTCGAGCGCTTCATCGACCTGCGCCTCGAGATACGTGGGGGGCAGGCGGCGCTCGAGGAACTCCAGTTGCAGGAGGTTTACGCCGGCGCCAGGGTGTGCGAGGGCGTGCGCGACGACGAGGGCAAGTGGACCCACGAGGACTGCGACCACCACGTCGAACGTGCGTTCGACTCGATCGAAGAGGTCCGTTCTCTCCCCCAGCAGATGTTCGACGCGATCTCGGTGGCCATCGACGAAGTGACAGTGAGCGACTTCGATGCAAAAGGATCGGGCAGTCCGGCGAGTTCCTCCGACTCGTCGCCGCTGCCAAGCGAGGAGGGGGCATCGGAGCCCTCTGGCCCGGAGGAGAAGTCATCCGAGCAGGACACGGCCTAGTCCTGGCCGTGGAGCACGCTCTGAACGTCCTGGCGTACTTCGAGATGCCGACCGAGGATCGCCCACCGCGCGAGATGTGGCTCGATGACGAGGCCCTTGCGGCACACTTCGAGAGGATCGAGACACGGCGCGGCGATGGTGGTGGGCGTGAGCCCATCCCCGACATGGACGAGAATGAGCTGACGAAGGACTTGCGCGGTGGCTGACTTCAACCTCACAGCGGCGGCATCCGTCGACCAGGCCGTCGCCAACGTGCGTCGGGGGCTCGGGCTCATCGAGCAGGAGTTCGCTCAGACCGCGAACAGGATCGGCGCGACCAACGCCAGGGATCCGTTCGCGGGCGCCGTGACCAAGGGCCAGGCGTCCATCGCTCGCCTCCGGCAGCAGGCAGCCCTCCTCGCTGAGGAGGTGACCACCGCCAGCAAGACCGGCAGCGGTCGGCGAGCCGCGAGTCTCCCCGGTGGCAATGACGTCTCCCGCCGCATCAACACCTTCGGCGGCGATGCGATCAAGGACGTCCAGGAGACCTTCAAGGCGCTCGCTGACTCCTTCCCCGACGAGGAGCTCAAGAGCGCCGCCAGGGCGCAGGGCAAGGCGTTGGAGCGCGAGATCCAGCGCGCGATAGCCGAGGTCTTCAGGGCCATCTCGCTTCAGGTCGAGCAGGTTCGCCTCGGTGGCCTGTCCGGCCTCGGGCTCGCGCCCTCCCGCCTGACCAACATCAGCAAGGAGCAGATCGAGAACGCGAGGGCCGAGGCCCAGCTCAACTCGGCGAGGGCCAAGGGGACCGGGTCCAAGGGGCTGTTGCTCGCCGGGGAGACGCAGAAGAAGCGCCTCGCCAGCGAGGGGAGGGACATCAAGCGCGAGACTCGCGTTCAGGGGAACGAGAACGCCACCGAGGAGCGCAAGCGCGTCCGTGCCGAGCAGAAGAAGGCCAGGGACGCGCAGAAGAAGGCCGACGCCGAGGCCGTCCAGCAGAGCAAGGCGTCGACGAGCGAGATCGAGCAGGCCGCTGCGCAGCGGGCCCGCGTCGAGCAGGTCGCCACTCAGAACCAGCGTTCGGCGATCACTCAGGGCCAGCGACTTCGTCGCGAGCTCGCCAAGGAGATCGACTCCGGCGCGCTAACTCCCGTTGGCAAGCTCGGGTCCGACCGCGCCTTCACGCGCTCCAACGCGCAGGGCAAGGACGACTTCTTCCGCGTGTCGCAGCGCCCCGACGGTGAAGCTGCTCGGGTCACCGACCCGGTTCAGGTCCAGACCCTCCAGGAGCGCCTCGATCGTCAGCGGTCGCGGGCCTCCAAGGTCACCGAGGACGTCTCCCGCGCCGAGGAGAAGCTCGCTACTGCGCGGTCGGAGGGAGCCGCGAGAGCCAGGACGCAGGCTGCCCGCGAGGAGGCTCGCGGTGGTGGGGTCGGCGGCGGTGGGGTCGGCGGCGGTGGTGGCGACGGCGGTGGACCGGGTCGCACCGGTGGGCGCGGCTCGCCGTTCGACCGCTTCCGCGCGGCGTTGGCCGAGGACCAGTTCGAGGTCAACGCCAAGGGCGAGACCGTCCGAGTGCAGGAGGCGCAGTTCTCCCCCGAGCGCATCGGCAAGTCGGCGGCGAGCTTCGGTCGCTTCATCATCGCCGCCGCGGTGTTCTCGACCGTCACGGCCGCCATCGCCGACACCATCGCCGAGGTCCAGAAGTTCGTTGACTCGATCGCGGAGCTCGAGGTCGCCCTAGGCGGCCAGACGCCCGTTACTGGGCGCTTCGTCGCGGACCTCCAGCAGGTCGCCCGCGTCGCCGGCGCCCCGATCTCCGAGGCGATCGACGTTGCCACCAACGGCATCCGTGCCTTCGGTCGTGGCGAGGACGACCTCGGCCGGGTCGGCCGCCAGGCTGCGGACACGGCCGCGAAGCTCGCGCTCATCTCCGACGCGACACTGACGGCAGCCGCCGGTGACCTCGTGGCCATCGGGCGTTCGTTCGAGATCCCGGTCGAGGCTCTCGGTCGGATCACCGACGCGGTCGCGGTTGCCAAGCGCGAGGTGGGTGGCGACGCCAACGTCATCAGCAACGGCCTCGCCGCCGTCGCGGCGACTGCGCAGGAGGCCGGGTTCTCGCTTCAGCAGACCGCGTCCATCGTGGCCTCGATCAACTCGCAGACCGACCTCTCCGGCTCGGCTATCGCCACGCGCTTCAGCCGCGTCACCTCCACGGCCGGTGGCTCCGCTGGCCGCAGTGCCCTCTTCGGCCTGAACCAGCAGCTCGAGCCCGAGCGCCAGGTCGACATCACCGGCGACACTGCCTCCCAGCTGCTCCGTCTCGCCGAGATCTACGACACGCTCTCGGAGTCGCAGCAGTCCCTCATCCGCAACCAGATCGGCGGCACGTCCTCCACCCGTGAGTTCGTGGCGTTCCTGCGCGACATCGACAAGATCCGCGAGTCCGAGCAGGTCGGCCTCGAGGGCTCCGGTCAGGGCGAGGAGGAGTTCCAGAAGCGACTGGAGACGATCAGCGGGACGATCAAGCTCATCAAGGGTGACATCGACGGCATCCAGGTCGCCTTGTTCCAGAGCGAGATCTTCCTCCCGTTCGAGATCCTCCTCGAGGTCCTCCAGAACGTCCTGTCACTGACGAACCGTCTGCTTCAGGCGTACGAGTCGCTGGCGAGCATCGTGCCGTTCGGGCTCGGTGACGGGCTCCAGCAGCTCATCGCGGCCTTCGCCATCTTCAAGGCGTTCCAGGCGATCACCCGGGACCCCGACGCCCCCCGCGGGGCGTCCCTCGGCTCCCGTCTGCGTGACCGCCTTCGTCCGGCCATCCGTCCTCGCGACTCGATCCGTCTGCTCGATCCTCGTACCGGACTCCCGTTCGGCCAGAGCCGTTCCGGTGGGATCGTCAACCCCAGGACCGGGCGCCCGTTCGGGAGCGTGGCCAGCATCATCAACCCTCGGACTGGACTGCCGTTCGGTCAGAGCACTCGTGAGCGCATCTCGACCACCTTCACCAACCCCCGTACTGGGCTCCCGTTCGGCCAGAGGGCGCCAGTGGCTCCCATCACGCTCACCAATCCGCGCACGGGCCTTCCGTTCGGCGCGCCCTCGCCGGGACCCCTGCTCGATCGCGGGGGCAACGCGATCCCTCCGTCTGGGTTCCGGGCCCCGACCGGCCCGCGCCTGCGCGACTTCGACGCCTTCCAGGGCAGCCTGAGCGACTTCGGCAAGTCCATCGCAACGGAGGCTGGCCTGATCCGCAGGGCCGGCATCGGCGGCGCGTTCGGGTTCGCCAGCGCTGCGGTCAAGACGGGTGGCATCGCTGTGCGCGCGGCCTTCCTCCAGCAGGCCGCACTGCTCCGCCAGCGACTCAACTCCCCCACGGGACTCATCTCTGTGATCACCATCGGCGCTCTTGGCCTCCAGCGCGCGTTCGACGCGGTGCGCGAGGCGCGGATCGCCTTCGAGAACTCCGAGAACACCCGACGCCAGCGCGCCGACCTCGAGGGCGGCAGCGACGGTCTGCGAACGCAGGTTGACGAGCTCCAGTCGGCAGCGGCCGAGTCGCGTCGCGTCTCTGGCTTCAACGTCGGCAACATCCTCAACCTGAACCTGTTGACGGATCTGATCAACGGCCGTCGCAACGCCTTCGAGGGGGACCGGACCGAGGACCGCGCCGACCTCCTCATCGGCTTCGTCGAGCTGCTGGAGGAGGCCAAGAAGGCCGCGGTTGCCGATGGTGGCGGCGACGCTGCGCTGATCCGCTTCGACGAGGCCGAGGGGATCTCGTCGGGGCTCGAGTTGCTGAGCTCCAGCGGTCGGGATGCCGCCGCGAAGATCAACGCACTGGAGTCGGCCCTCGGTCGCCTCAACGAGCAGACCCGCCTCGCCACCGAGGGCACGATCGTGCTCGGCGAGGGGATCGACAACACCCGCATCTCGATCGCGTTCGCTGACGCGATCTACGCCGAGCTCGACCAGCTCCGGATCCTTGGCGAGAACGGTCAGAGCATCCTCGGGCCGGACTCGCGGGATGCCTCCCAGGTCCTCGCCGGCGTGCCGGCGCCGGGCGACCCGCTCACTGAGGCGCTGAATCGCGAGGACCTGAACCAGGCGGACTTCGTCGCCCAGGCGCAGCGCACGATTCTGGAGTCCCTCAACAACGCGGGTGGGACCTTGGACCCCGCGGAGGTCACGGCCATTGCGCAGGATCAGGCGAGGCAGCTGACCAACGAGCTGAACCTGGACCGGGAGACGGCGGCTGCCGTCTCCGAGTACTTCGAGATCGCACTCCAGGGGGCCGCAGCCAGCGTTGCGGCTGGCCTCCCCGAGCTCACCCGCACCGAGCTGCTCGAGTACATCGCCCAGGTCCCGGCCCTCGCGCAGGCGCAGGGCGCGGACGCCGGCGTCACGGCGCGCCTCAACGGAGGTGGGCCGGCGGGCATCGTCGAGGCGCGCAGCGTCCTGGACACGCTCAAGAGCAACTTCGCCCTGCTCGGCGAGCGAGACGAGCTGAGCCCCGATGACTTCCTCCAGTACAACCGCGCGAAGAACGCCGCCCTGCTCGCAGTGGAGCAGGCTGAGCGCGCCGAGATCGCGGCCCTCGGGGAGCTGGCCATCAGCTCGATCACCGACACACTGGACCTCGAGCGCCTCCAGACCCAGCTCACGACGATCGAACAGCAGCTCGCCGGGAACAACGACGCCGAGGAGGTTCGCACGCTCACCGCGTCGCGCAACGACCTCCTGCGTCAGATCGCTCGGACCGACTTCGAGCGTGGCATCGCACAGGCCGCAGCCGACATCGACCCGCGCGACACCGTGGCCAAGGCCGGCAACGAGATCGACGCCGCTGCCGCAGAACTGGAGTTCCTCGCGTCGCAGGGCGACACGGTGAGCTCCGCGTACCAGGCAGCCCGTCAGCGTCTCGCGGAGGCGACCATCGCGGAGGCGCAGGCCGTTCGCGACCTCGCCAAGTCGCGCGCACTGGCGTCCCTCGACCCGCGCGACGAGCTCGGGGCCATCGCCGTGGAGCTCGACGCCCTCGCGGCGGACCTTCTCGCGTCCCTGCCCGGGTCGCAGGAACGGGCGGACATCACCACGGAGATCCGCAAGGCCCAGCTCCAGCAGCTCGAGCTCGAGGTGGCTCGCGCGAACTCCGCTCGCAACGCACGTCTGGACCCGCGCGACGACGTCGGCAGGGCTCGCGCCGAGCTGCTGAACATCGGCGCCGAGCTCAACCTCGAGCTCCCGGGCACTGAGGAGTACAACGACCTCATCATCCGGCGCGCCGAGGCGGTGCAGGACCTCGCCGCCAAGGAGGCCGCCGTACGGGGCGCCAGGCGCAGCGCTACGGGCGTGATCGGCTCCGGGCTGGCAGACGCCCGCAACGACGTCCTCGACGCGCAGGTGTCGGTCTCGCTCGCGCTGCGGGGGTCTGAGGAGTACTGGAACGCGGTCGGGGACCTCCGGGCGTCGCAGGTGGCGCTCGCCGAGGAGGAGGCCAACCTCGCCTCACTGCGGCGCCTCGACTCCATCGACCTCACCGACCCCGTGGCCCAGGCGCAGGAGGAGGTGCGCGTCGCGCGTGAGCGCGTCGCGCGTGACGCCGCCCGCGGCGCCGGCCAGGACACGCAGCTCCAGAACCAGATCGACCTTGACCGGGCGGTTGCTGCCGCCGAGCAGGCGTCGGCGTCTCAGCGTCTCAGTGACCTCAACACCGACCTCGACCTCGGGCGCCTCACGCAGGCCCAGTACCTGCGCACCCTGACGACGTGGGGCAACCAGTTGCGGGCCATCCCGGAGCGGACGCGGCAGCAGAAGGAGCTGCTCGACGACATCGACCGGGCGATCCAGGGCGCGAACTCGGCGCTCGAGGGGCAGTTCAACCTCGGTTCGATCAACGTCCCGACGCCGTTCGAGGCGCGCCGGGCCATCGAGGAGCGCACCGCCGAGGTCGGCAGGTTCATGTCGTCCAACTTCCGTTCGCCGGGGGGCGGGGCCTCGGTCGACAACCGCAAGATCGAGATCAACATCAACGGTGGCGACGAGGACCGCGTTCGTGCCATCCTCCGGGAGCAGCTCGGGACCCCGGCGATCGGGCGTCGCTCTCCGCTGACAGCAGCTAGGAAGGTCTGAACATGGTGACTCGTTGGCGGCTCTACGACCCCACGGTGCCGGAGACGTACGTCTTCGCCATCAACCCGCGTGAGATGGAGCCCATCTACCGCGGTCGCGCGCTCTCCTTCGAGTCGACGACGGCGACCGACGGGTCGAACATCTACTGGGAGGGCAACACTCCGCCGCGCTCCTGGACGTTCGCCGGCGCCGTGCGAACGCAGGTTGACCACGCGGCTCTCGTCGACTGGACGTCCCGCCGTTCCCGCATCCGGGTCACTGACCACTTCGGTCGCCAGTTCTGGGTCCTGTTCGAGCGCTTCGACGCCACACCTCGGCGCGACGCGCGGCGCCCGTGGCTCCACGAGTACGTCGTTGCAGCGCAGATCATCACGACCCCGACCGCCCCGACACAGCTGCTCGCTTCGTGAGGAACGTCCCCGCATCCATGACCAACGCCTGGCGCGAGGGCTCCTTCGTGGACGACCAGCGCTCTCGCGCTCGCGTGACGGTCCAGCGAGGCGAGATGGTGTTCTCGTCCTCCGACACCAACCTCTACTCGAGCTACGTGCTCAACAACTCGAACCCGGTCCTTGAGCTGCCGCCGGACAACGTGCGTTCGATCAGCTGGGACCGCAGCACTGATGCGCCGATCTCCACCTGCACGATCACGCTGCGCAACGTGCGTCAGCTCGACGAGTCGGAGATGAGCCCCGGGGACCCGGCCCACATCCAGGGCTGGTTCCACCCGCAGCACGGCTCGACCAACTACTCGAGCCTGTGGGGCCACGTCCCGAACGAGTACGCCAATCTGCTGATGCCTGACAACCTGCTGCGGACCTACGAGGGGTACGGGTGGGACACCGGCGTGCCGCCGAGCAGCGACCCGTTCCTGGTCCAGACCGGGGTCTGGATCATCGACCGGATCGACTTCAGCGCCTCCGGGGACATGAAGATCGAGTGCTCGGACGTCGGCCGGCTGCTGATCGACCAGATCGCCTTCCCGCCGGTCGTGCCGTTCAACGCTGGCCCGATCAGCACGGAGTTCCCGAAGGGCAAGTACGCCTACCCGGTCCAGTTCCAGTCGGTGAACCCCGCCGCGACCATCGCCAACGTCCCGGTGGACCCGCAGCGCGTCCCGCTGGTCTTCGACGACACCTCGAACACCCCCTACATCTCGGGCGGCAAGGACGCGCTCTACCGCGGCCACCGGGGTAGCGAGGCGTTCGATGGGGACCCGAGCACCTACTGGCTCTCGATCGGCAACCCGCGTCCCGACCAGGGCTACTCGTTCGAGTGGGTCCAGGGGCGTTGCAGCCGAACGACCGTTTCCAGCGTTCGGTTCCGAGTCGAGGGTGCGGGCTACACCTGCTACGTCGGCGTCTACGCGGATGGCGAGTGGAAGGGCACCAACACCGTCCCCTACGACCAGAACCACCCGTTCTCGGCGCCGAACGGCAGCGACAAGAAGTACCTCACGTCGCTGTTCGTGACGGGGCTCGATGAGGTCGAGGTCGTACTCCCTGAGCCGATCCCGAACGCGACGCTGGTGCGCATCACGTTCACGAGCTTGTGGAACAGCCCGTTCGACCGACCCGCTCGCCCGTACCGCGCCGCGATGCGCGAGCTCAAGGCGTACGGCGGCCAGCTCTCCCGCGAGGAGCGCACGACCTACGACCTCGCGAACTACAAGGACTACACCGACATCGTCAAGCTGTTCCTCGCGTGGGGTGGCTTCCACTGGCCCGAGGCGGGCTTCATCAAGGACACCGACGGAACGGAGGTTGCTCGCGCCTGGAGTCGCGCGGACAAGGCCGTGACGATCTCCCTCGGGAGGGTCTGGGGCGACTTCAAGATCGCCGGCACGGCGGGCCCAGCGACCCTCACCGCCGACCTGTTCGACAAGAAGCCGTTGCTGGACTGCATCATGTACGTCGCCGAGATCCTCGGGTTCCTGTTCTACATCGACGAGAACGGCGGCGCCGTCTTCCGCCCGCCGAACATCTACGAGACCGGGAACCTGATCCGCAACGAGAGTCGGGCGGCGGGCAACAGGACGCTCGAGCTCCCCGTGATCGACGACCGCATCTCGGTGCTCGGCCTGAACCAGGTGCTCGACAGCGCCAACGTGCGTGAGCGCGTCTTCGTGTCGAACACCGACGGATCCGCAGCCTCGATGGTGCAGGGCTGGAACCCGAACCCGACCGGCATCCGGCGCGTCGGCGGGTGGACCGACCAGCGTTTCTCCTCGCAGGGCGAGGCACGGGTGATGGCCGAGATGATCACGCTCCGTCAGATGTTCCGCTACCGCACCGACAGCCTCACGATCCCGGCGTACCCGAGGATCCAGGTCGATGACCAGATCCGCATCCTCGAGCGGCACACCGCGGAGGGGTTCGTGCACTACGTCACGGGCGTCTCCAGCGAGCACGACCTCGCCTCTGGCCTCTGGACCTACGACCTCTCGACGCACTGGCTGGGCGTGCAGCCCTTCAGGCGGTGGGCGTTCGACCGACGGCAGTTGAGCCGGGAGGCCAGGCTCTTCCTGGACAACCTGTTCCTGAGCGCGGAGGAGGGCGCATGAGCTACCGCGACCTCGCCCATGCGCAGGTGGTGCGCAGCCAGTTCGAGGAGAACTCGGCCCGGGACGGCACGCAGCGGATCGTGGTCTCCACAACGGGCGTTGGCACGACGCAGCTCGTCGCCCTCCAGCAGTTCAGCAACCCGTTCACCGTGAAGCCGCACATCGCCTATGGCAGCGAGATCACGCTGATGCCGGACCTCGCGATCTACTCGGCGCCGGCCTGCTCTGGGTCCGTCAGCAGGTGGGAGCGCGACGAACGTGGGTTCTACATCGGGTGCTACCTGCTCGTGACGGTCCTGGTGAGCTCACTGGACGGCAGCACCACCCCGCAGTGCCGTGCGCTGCACCACTTCTCGATGTCGGGGATCGCTTTCAAGGACCTCGGCGAGGACATCACCAACGACCTGTCGTCCGGCACCCTCGACTCGCGACGACTGGACTTCTGATGCGATTCCCCCCCACCAAGCTCTTGTTCGAGTTCGACGACAACACCGGTCGCAACTTCCCCCCAGAGCTCGCGATGGTCAGCGCTGACATCTTCACCTCGCTCAACAGCGACCATGTGTTCATGCTGAGCGCCCAGATCGACACCTACTCCTTCTCCGACCCCCTGCCCGGTGGCCGTCGTGATGCCATTACGGCCCTGTGCATCCAACCACTCCCCGACGGGACGTTCGAGAGGACGTTCTTCAACCAGATCATCAACCCCAACGACGAGTCGCCTCTCTCCTCCTACCAGCCGGACGGCTACACCTACGGTACTTCCGTCAATGACCCGTTCTTCTACGCGCTCGATCTGAATGGCAACGACTCCAACCCTGCTTGGTATCACGGAGAGTTCGACGGCTTCAAGTGGTTCTCGTTCGTTGCCATTTTCAGACCCGGCCATGTCCTGACCGAGTCTGCGGAGACCTCGATCAGCAAGGCCACGGCGAACGTCAACAACAGCCTCCTCTACGGGCGTTGGATGATCTTGACGATGGGGATGAACTTCGAGACAGGCGAATTCAGGGGGTCGCGGGCGGGGTCGGTCCAACCAGAGTTCGTGGACGGCAGGGTCGGTGACATGCTGGACATCCGCTTCGCGATGGACACCAACAGCACTCACGACATGATCCGCAACCCCCACCCGACGCAGGCTGGCGAGTACCCCTTCTCGCAGGCGCAGTTCCAGACCCCGGCGACCATGATCGACCTAGGGAACGGAGAGATCGGGCTCACGTGGCGCGCCGAGGGGAGGAAGACCGCCGAGACCGGGGTGCTCGGCATCCAGAGAATCCAGTTCTCGAACGGCAACACGGGGTACGCGGGGGTTCTGAACAAGGGGCACGTCTTCAACGTGATGGAGTTCAACCCGACCACGCTCCAGGTCGAGTGGAAGCGATGCTTTCCCTTCCCGCTTCCCGGCAACGAGAGTCACTTCAACGGGTGGACGTGGCCGCGACACAGCAATGAGGTCAGCCCCGAGCCGCTGGCCGTGCTCTTCTCGGATTTCTCTGCCATCGGGTGGTTCCCCGAGGATCGAGAGATTAGGTTCCATGCTCGCTCTTCGTTCGTCCGTGCGTCGCGCATCTCGACTGCGGTCCTCAACGGTCATCAGGAGGACGACCAGTTCTACGGGTGGTTCGCGATGAACGTCGATGACGGAGGGGTGACGAGGTACGACTACGAGCATCGCGGCGACTCACCCAGCAACGTTGACCCTCCCCTCGTTTCCAGAAGCCTCGACACCGTGTGGAACTACGAGTCATCGCCGGGCGTGGCCTACACCCAGCCGTCGGGGAGGTGGCCGCGGCTCTACGCGTACGGCTTCGAGTGGACCAATGCTGATGGCCAAGCGCATCGTTGGATCGACGGCAAGTGCCATTCATGGACGTTCCCGTGGGGGTACGACAACTATCGCCCCAGGGACGGGCTCTATGGGCCGGACTCACCGCCGCCACAGAACTTCGGTTTCCATAACTACGACGGGTTCTCGCACGGCGTGTACGACCCGCAGGCCGGAACGTGGGTGACGGACTCGTTCAGTTGGACCCCGTTGCGGGAGGCCATCTACGCGGACTTCCTCGATGAGGCCGGGAAGTTTCGGATCCCTGGGTGGGCGCCCGAAGGCGTCGACGAGAGCTACATCCTGACGATCAACAGCGCTGAGATACTGGATGACGGCTCCCTCTGGCACTCCGACTTCATCGTCCACAACGCCTACGCTTCGGGCGGTTACTACCTGCCGGAGCGGCAGACGCTCTGGCCTTATGCAGTCACAGTGAGGCCAAGTGGGGAGTACGTGGACTTCTACGCCGAGCGACTGAGGCCGCTCGGGCCCATCCCGGAGCAGCCGTTCAACTACGACGCCGGCGCGTTCTACGAGATCGGTGACTTCTGGTGGGACGCCTTCTATCAGCGCGGGAAGGTGCGGGACAGTGCAGGGAAGTGGAGGAACTTCCACAGGACCGACCCTAGGTATCTCGGCGGCAACCCGAACTACCCGTCCATCCTTGAGGACTATCCCGGCTCGGTCCCGGATGGCATCGACCCCCAGACGGGCGAGATCATCGCAGTCCACAGCGTTCACGCGCTCCTGTTCGACCGGAGGTTGGGCGTGATGCCGAACACGCTGGCCGCGGCGCTCGGTCCGCGTGCCTTCAAGTTCACGCCTGGCGGCAGCATCGGGGCGACCGGGTTCACCTTCCCCCAGTAGCAACGTGCGTTCGATGTACCGTCACGCCAGGAGGCGACATGGCTAGCAAGACCCCCAGGTTCGGGTTCAACTTCTTCGGCGGCAGCGTCCCGGGGACCCTTGGCGACGACCGCAACAAGTTCACCGGCTCGGACCGCCTGCTGATCGATCGGCTGATCTCGAAGCTCGAGGTGCACGACCACACGGGTGGGGAGCGCCTCGGGGACCCGTCTGCGACTCCCACGGCCGCCTACAGCTCTGCGGGCGGCAACCTGCCGGCTGGGTCCACCCTCTACTACCTAGTCACGTACGTGGACGCTGACGGCCTCGAGACGGCTCCGTCCGACGAGGTCAGCGTGGTCACGGACCCGCAGCTCGCCACCCCGGCCACTCCCGGGACCAATGCGATCGCTGGCGGCACGCTCTCAACGGGGCTGCACTACTACGCGGTGTCGGCGCACGATGCCTCGGGGGAGACGCTGCTGAGCGGCGTGGCGTCGGTCAACATCACCGACTTCAACACGGTGGAGCTCTCCTATGTCGCGCCCGCCGGCGCAACGGGCGTTTCGGTCTGGCGTCAGGGCCCGGCGGAGAGCTACTTCACCCGGATCTCCGACAACGTGGCGCCGGCGAGTCCGTTCGTCGACGACGGTTCGGTGGCCGCTGACCCCTGCGCGTGCGAGCCCGGCAACCTGCCGCCGAACGAGAACTCCACCGGTGCCGCTGGTCAGGTCACGATCACGGCCCCGACTGGTGACCTCGTCGAACCCACGTTGGCGGTTCGCTGGCGCATCTACCGCAGCACCCAGGCCGGGGTGTACGGCGGGCAGTCGCTTCTCGCCGACGTCTCGGGGACCACGACGGACCCGGGCACGCAGCTGGTCGAGGAGTACATCGACGACGGCTCTGTGCCGCTGACCTCTGGCAGCCCTCCGCTGAGCAGCCAGACGCTCATCCCGTCGGCTGAGATCGACACGGGGGCCACCTACGGGCATCCGGCCCAGAAGTTCACGCATCTGAGGCTCGCCACCTCGCAGGACATCCCCGGCCGGTTCGACGAGACCAGCTTCCATCCGACGCGCGATGACCTCGCGCCACTTGCGACCTTCGGCGGCAGGTCCAACCCCGCAGGTCGCAAGTGGCGCGGGGCTTCGGGGGGCGACTGGCACTGCCCCGCCTTGTCGGGGGGCAGCGTGGACCCGGCGGTCCAGCCGCTTCCACGTCGCACCATCGGCGCATGGAGTTGGCAGGCGCCGGACGATGGCACGTTGACGATCGACTGGTCCGTGCTCTCCCAGGCTTCGATGAACCTGCGTCGGATCGTGCGGTTCGACGGCGTGGAGATCTCCAACGAGGACCTCACGGCCACCGACCTGAGCGACCAGACGGTTCCGTACGCCGCTGGATCTCACCAGGTCGAGATCGAGTTCGAGAACCTGTCTGCCAGCTACACCACGAGCGAAATCTCCTTCACCTTGCTGGCCGCCCCCAACGTGGCGCCCGAGGCGGGAAGCCTGTTCTTCGACGACTGGATGCAGCAGTACGTCCGTTACGACGGGACCGACTATGCCTCCATCGGCGTGGACCCTTCGCAGTTCGACCTGACCAACAACGTCCTGACCCTGCACGGGTCCCGCATGATCGCCATGCAGCCCACCGCCGAGGCCGATTCCGTTGTCCTTTTCGGCGGAGCCAACGCCTACGTGGCCAATGGCGGCATGACCGAGACTCTCGCCCTTGGCACCGGGGCGGTGCTCTACAGCTACCCGGTGCCCAAGTTCGGGTACAGCTACGACTCGGTGGCCGTCGGTCCGGGGGCGGCCTCGTTACCCGTGGGAACTGCCGTCGGCGGCTACACCTACGCGGCCACCCTCGGCTCTGCGCTCGGCGCGTACGCCTACTCGCTGGACGAGTGCGTCGCAATCGGGGGGTTCGCCTCGGCCAACCCGACGGCGAACTTCCCTTTGCCCGTCGTCGTGGTTGCCACGGTGGCTGCGTCCGGCGGGCTCGCGGCCGGTCGGCACTATGTGCAGTACCGAGGGATCGACGCCAACGGCTACGGGACCACCCGGGTCGCCGGCAGCTTCATAGACCTGACCCTCGGCGACACCATCACCGTCACTTGGCTTGTCGCCGATCTGCCCGCCGACACCGTTGAGGTCGAGGTGTTTCGTTCGAGTGGGAACAACCCGGAGGGGACGTACACCTACGCGGCCGTGGGCTTGGAGCTGCTGACCGACCCGATGACCGAGTTCCTTCGGGAGCTCCGCTTCGGCAGCGCCGGGGTCGCCGACACCTACGGGACCACGACTCGCGCCATTGCCATCGGCTACGGGGCCAGTGCCCAGCACAGGAACAGCATCATCGTCTCCACCCAGGAGGAGACCACTGCGTTCGACGATGAGGCCCTGCTCGGCGGCCCCTCCAACGTCGCACACCTCCCCGGGGGGTTCGCTCTCGGGGTGACCACGGTGACTGTTGCAGCCTACACGCTCGATGAGTCCCAGCGCGACAGCACGGTGTTGTGTGACGCCACGGCGGCCGCGCAGGCGATCACGCTCCCAGCTCACATCGCAGGCCGGGTCCTGACGCTGAAGAAGACGGACGTGTCTGCGAACGCGGCCACCATCACGCCGCCTTCGGGCACGATCGACGGCGCGGCAACCTACGTTCTCGCTGCTCAGTACGACACCGTCCGGCTCATCTCGGACGGCACCAACTGGTTCGTGATCTAGGAGAGAGACGATGGACCCCAGGACCCGCGCCGCTGAACGCATGATCCTCATGGCCGACCGGATGCTCGAGCGCTCCCAGCAGCTCATGGAACGCTCGGAGGACGACACCTCCCAGATGGAGAGCGACGTGGCGGAGTCGAGGTCGCGTCTCGCCGCTGATCGACCTGGTCGGTCGGAGCGCCGCGAGAGCCCCTCGAGGGGCTGACGAGACGGTTCAGGCGATTGCCCAACGGGCGTTGAGTCTGCTTCACTGTGCATCGAGACGTGCTTCACTGTGCATCGAGACGACAGGGCGCGGCATGAACTTGATCCTCCCGGGAGAGATCGGCCTCAAGGCCGACTACGCCGGCAAGAAGGAGTCCTCGACGCAGGTTGACGGCTCGGTCTACCACTGGCCCGGCTGGGGCCACAAGCACACCGGCACGCTCAAGGACTCGATGAAGTCCCTCGGCCTCATTGAGGCCAGCCAGCAGAAGCGTGGTTGGTGGGGCGTGGCCTACGACTACTGGGTCGACCTCGGCGGCAACGCTGGCGTCCTGCGGGGCACTGGGCGTTCCGGGGCCACCTCGGGGGACTACGACGAGGACGGGATCCCGAACAACACCGACACCGACGCCGTCCTGTTGCTCTACGGCATCGGGCAGGAGATCAGCGAGCCGATGTTGCGCTCGGTGCAGGAGCTCCACGACTTCCTGTTCGCAGACCGCGACTACGTGATCGGCCACCGCCAGGCCAAGGGGACCCCGACGCAGTGCCCCGGCGACCCGGCCATGCACGACGTCGTCGTTCCGCTCTCGGCCGGCAAGCGCATCTGGACTCCCGCCCTCAAGAAGACGGTCTCCAAGCCCGCTCCCACCAAGACCCCCGCCAAGGACTGGCGGGAGGAAGTGATCAGCATCATGGACACGGTCAGCCTCCGAGAGGTCACGAGCTACAGCTCAACGTGGGTTCGCGGCCAGGACGTCAAGCGCCTCCAGGGCCTCCTGGTTGCCGCCGGCTACGCGCCGAAGAACACCATCGACTCGAACGGTCAGCTCGATGGGATCGGTGGTCCGGGCACCCGGGCCGCCTTGGAGAACTTCCAGCGCAAGAACGGGCTGGGCATCGACGCCATCGCCGGCAAGAACACGTGGGCCGCCCTTCTGGGCGCTTGAGAGAGGAACTGCCATGCCTGACTTCATCACCTCGATCCTCGAGAGCGATCCGGTGCGCCGCGCCGCACGGACGTTCTTGCAGGCGTTCCTCGGCACGCTGGTCGTCGTCCTGCCAACCGACGTTGTCCCGTCGCTCTCGCAGGTCCAGGAGGTGCTCGCCACCGCTGGCACCGCCGGCGTCATCGCCTTGGTGACGTACATCCAGAACGCGCTCGAGGAGCGCGGCGCCATCTCCGACCGTCGTAGCACCACGACGTTCACGTCGGGAGCATGACTCCATGACTCCCCTGACGCCCTACGACCTCCGTCGAGGCAAGAGGGCCCGCAAGTGGGTGGGCGCGTTCGCCCTTCAGTTGTGGGTCGCGGTCGCGTTCTTCGTGATGGCCTTCGCTGCGGCAGCAGCCTCGACGCCGACCTACCCGGGCGTCTGGCCCTACCTCTTCGCGTTGACGGCGGCGATGGCTGTGGCCTCGATGGTCATGCCCTACTCCACGAGGACGGCAGCCGCAACGGGCGCTGTCCTGGCGATGGTGTCGATCGCTCGAGCGACGGCCGTCCTGGACGCCTACCCGGCCTTCCTGGAGTTCCCCAACGTCCTGACCATGAGCTTGCTCTGGGGCTTCCCGCTCGTCGTGGGCCTGCGTTGGCCCTCGGTCTGTTACCAGAGCGGCCTGCGCCACCTGCTTGACGTGGCGAACGACCGTCCTTCGGACCCCGGACCCATTCCGGGGCCGGAGGCGTAGGTGGAGAGCTTCTTCGTTCAGGCGCTCGACCTGGGCCAGCCCGGGTTGTTCGTGGGGGGGTTCCTCGTCCTGTTCCGCTTCCTGCTCACTCGTCACGACAAGATGGCGGAGGCGAACCTTGCAGAGCTGCGCCTCCAGATGCGTGAGCTCCGTCGTCGTGCCCTGCGCGCCGAGTTGATCGTCAGGGCGTTCAACCGCGCCGGGCTCTCGATGCCCGAGGAGCAGATCGCAGTCGAGCTGCGGCTTGCCGAGGAGCTGTACGGGCTGTTCCCGGAGTACGACCGGAGGGACTCGGACGACGAGCACACTGAGGGCGGCAGGCGCTCTTCGTGAGACTGCTTTCTCCGACATGCGCACGACATCCGGGCCTAACGCAGGTTGTCCTGCGCCTGATCGACGACCACGTCTGATCCGTTGGACGGCTGTCACACCCGGTCGTAGGGTCTCTCGCCCGACCCGGAGCCGAGATGAAGCAGCCCCCGCTGGTGATCCATCAGTCTGACATCCAGAGCATCAACCGCTGCGCCCAGGAGTTCAAGCTCCAGCGGACGGGCGTTGGCGGGTCCACGAATTCGCGGACCGCCTACGGCAGCGTGATGCACCACGCGCTGGCCGTGATGGTGATGGAGAAGTCGCTGGAGAAGTCGCTCGCCACCTTCCGTTACTACTGGCACCCGCTGCACATCGAGGCGATCTGCGAGCCGGTCCCCAGCAACGGATGGCTCGCCACCGATTCGTACGGCGGGATGCTGGCGAAGGGCGAGAAGACGCTGCGCTCCATGTGGCAGATCATGTCCGTGGAGGAGGCCGAGGTCCTCGCCATCGAGTACGCCTTCGCGGTGCCGCTGCTCGGCACGCCCTACTGGCTCGCCGGCGAGGTCGACAAGCTCGTCATCCGTCGGCGCCGCTCGCAGATCGAGCTGCACATCGACGACTACAAGTCGGGCAAGCAGAAGTGGGGCCTGCGCTGGAACGTCCAGGGGACGATCTACGCCTACGCCTCCCTGCAACCAGAGTTCTGGAAGCCGCACGAGATCGACCTGCGGCGCCTGGGCTCCAACGAGATCGTGCGCTACTCCAGCGAGGGGTTCGGTGACCGGGCCGAGGCCCTGCACCAGCGCCTCGAGGAGGCTCCGCGGCGGTTCATGTGGGTCGACCTCACCAACGGACGTTGGAAGGATGGCGGCTACAGGTCCGAGCAGGACTTCGAGCGCCTCCGTCGGCACGCCGCGGAGCTCGAGAAGATGCACGACAACGACGTCTGGCCGTTCCGCCTTGATGGCGAGACCTGCCAGTACTGCGACTTCCGCATCCCATGCGGGGGCGTGCCCGTGCCCAACGAGGAGCACGGGGATCCCATGATCAAGGAGGGGGCATGAGCGACTACGGAGAGCTCGCCGGCGTGGTCTCGGGTGTCATCGACATCCACACCACCGTCGCGTTCGCCGGATCGGTGAACGCGAGTTCGTACGGAGAGAAGGCCACGGCGAGCGACGTGCTCGACGTGGAGGAACCCAACATCGGCGCCGCACTCGCGGCGGCGGAGGACGCCTCCGGTCACGGCGGCGGAAGGATCACGGCAATGACCGTGGCGTGGAAGGGCGAGAACGGCGCAACGCGCGTCGCCGCCCGCATCATGGACCAGGAGCCCGAGAGGGCGGAGGAGAACTGAATGGTCGTCATCGAGACGGTCGGATACGAGCAGTGGGCGGACCCTGACGGGAGCGCCTACATCAAGGCGATGGTGATCGGAGCAACGGGCGTCGGCAAGACGCGCTCGTCGAGCTTCTGGCCGCGTCCGCTGTTCGCCGACATCGAGAAGGGTCTGGCGTCCGTCGCCGACCGCGGCGTGCAGCGCGCGTCGATCAACAGCACCAAGGACATGCTCGACCTGCTCGCGCACCTGAAGCGCAAGGCGGCGTTGAAGCAGCTCCAGCACGAGACGCTGATCATCGACACGCTGGACCGCTTCCAGCGCATGGCGATGGTCGAGTGGATGGAGCAGAACAACACCACGGAGTTCAGCGGCAACGAGGCGTGGGCGTACAACGACGCGCAGATGCTCATGCTGATGAACCGCGCACTGGCGTTGCCGATGAACGTCCTGTTCCTCGTGCACCCGACAACGCGCGTCGACCGCGAGGCCAGCAAGGCCGCGGACACGACCATCACTTCGACCGTGCTCCGGATGCGGGGTTCGATCAAGGACGACATCTTCGACGACTTCGACCTCGTCGGCATGATGACGATGCGCAACGTCATGGTCGACGGCGAGAAGGTGGAGCGTCGGGAGATCACCTTCCGGCACTCGGCGCAGTGGCCGTTCCTCAAGGACCGGCTGTTCATCCAGGGCACCCGACGGGCGTTCCCGATCACGTTCGAGGAGTCGGACTACCTCCAGCTCCTCGCGCCGCTGACGGACCGCATGGACGAGCTCGAGGAGTCCAAGGTCGTGGAGGAGGTCCCGGCGTACGTCCCCGAGGCCACCACCCCCGACACCGACGGCGTGGTCGAGCCGGCGAAGGCCCGCGGACCGCTGCCACCGCAGTCCCAGCAGAACCTCCCCCTCGACAAGATGAAGGTGAAGGAGCTGCGGGACGTGGCCGACGAGCTCAACGTGAGTTGGTCGGGGTTGAAGAAGGCGGAGCTCGTCAGCGCGATCGAGGAAGCTCGCGCCGCTGCCGCCAAGGCGGACGCGGTCGAGCCGGCCGAGGAGAAGGCCGACGCGATCTCGAAGGAGGACATCGCCGACGCTGTCGCCACGGCAACGGCCAACGCTGGTTCGACCAAGGGCCCGGACCCGGAGCCCGAGCCGGAGCCGGAGCCCGAGCCCGAGCCGGACCCCGAGCCGGAGCCCGAGCCCGAGCCCGAGCCCGAGCCCGAGCCCGAGCCCGAGCCGGACCCCGACCCGGAGCCCGAGCCCGAGCCGGAGCCCGAGC